TGAGCACTTATTAACGCGTCCTCTACGCGCCACTCCTCAACTAATAGAGTGACACGTAAAAAACGTGTTCTCTATCCAGTAGCATAAGAGTAGAAAGGGGCTCCACAAAAACGTAGAAATGTAAAATCATCACCAACAGCACTGTCGATGTTCACATTAGCACTCTGACCAAGAGCACCCTGAAATTCACTGGTGAAAACAGATTGTGTAGACCATGAAGTGATCATCTCATCTGTTCGTACTTCACTAATACCTAAATCATTAGTGAATGAAAAACCGAACAAGTTCGGGCTATAAAATGGTATCTCAACTTCGATACCACCATTAGTGGTCGGCACAAACGGCACTGACCCAATCTGCTGTAAGTCGGAATAATCTACCGCCCAAACACCAGTTTGTGTCAAACTGCTCGATATTGGACCTATACTAACAGTTGAACGCTGCTGCGGTCCCATAATATTAGCTGAACTGTTCACAACGGTATGTATACGTTTACGAACACTACCCCTCACACCCAAAAAGGCGTATGGGAGATAGTGCCATAAACTCAAGTTATAATAAGTAGGAGTAAAAGTTGCACCATAAGCAGGGTTCGACATTGGTAAATTATCAAATGTACAAACGATACTCTGAGCAGATGCACCAGATTGCGTCCCACAACCAATAACACTTGAAGTAGTATACCGTTTGAGTAATGCACGAAAAGATACAGGTGACTCACCAAAATAGTGCTGACACATTCCGGTATCATCGAAATTACTTTTTACTATATGGAAAGATTTGACATCCATGTCAAACGCATGACTATGATAGTCGGCCGAATTAGTAACAACAAGTCTGCTAATAGGCAAATTAACATGATCAATTTGATTAACACGAAGGTCTTCACAAGAAACATATACATTAACTAATATAGAAGATGTAATAGGAGAAGTTAAATTTGTAAACGGAGTCACAAACAACACTCCATTAGTAAACTGAGACAGCGTAAAATCAATGTGATCGCTAGTAGAATACAAATTAGCAATACCATTGGCTGGAAGAGTCTTTAACCAAGATCGGGGTTGAGCCCAATCAAAATAAAGTTCAATACTCTCAGTTTCCTGTATATCCATTATATACATGAAATTCTTGTTTAATGAAAAACTATTCGAAATAATAACACCTTGCTGTATATTTGGTTCAAAAATGAACGCTAATTTACCGCGGTGAAATTCACTACGTACAACTTCAAACCGAAACTTTATAGTGCCATGCCAATAATCAAATGGCGCAGCAGTAAAAGCCATCGCAGTGGGTTGCACACAATTACTCGTAGCACCAGAATATAAAGTACAAAGCTGCGGGGTAATTGCACATGTCCAAATGGGACTCTGCATAAGAGATACAAGAGGGTTCCATTGAAACTGTGTTAGGTAACTTTCTATCTTACTAAGATTATTAATCGCTAGTTCGTCATGTTCTATACCTACAATACGCGGATCGACTGTAAGTCCTTGCCTTGGATCTAAAGTAATTTTCTGAACCGTCTCACTTCCAATAGTATGTGAGGCGTTCATGAAGGGTTGATTCTTCACAAACATAGGTTCAGTATCCATCGTAGGCCGAGACCAACCAAACCAACTGGCAATACCACTTAATCCATTAAACAAAGTAGTACTAGCCATAGCCAAAGGCGCAATAGCAGGTATAGTAGAAAAATATGAACTATAACGGGCGAGCGCACTTGAAACACGCTCAACCGGACCAACTTTCCTCTCATCTAATACACCAGATTCAGTGAAACACCTGGGAAAAGACGAGTCAAACTCTTCTATCGAATCATATGAAAATATATCAATAGGGCCATCATAATCAAAAATGAGGTCCAAATCATTATCAGAAACATAATCACGTGACTCAGTAGTTATAGCAGTTTGAGTGGCAGTAGCACACCCTAACTCTATATTTTCAACCCAAGCATAAATTTGTATACAGACAGAACTACTAACTGTAGAAACCGTTTGCAAAGGTTGAAGACCAGCTAAATATAATGAACCAGCGTTAACGAAATCGTCAAAACTTGTTACAGCAGAAATTGCAGCTGTACTGGCATTATATAATCGATGGCAATTTTTTGGTGAAATAAAAGGACACGTTATCTCATGTGGCCGATTGTTCTTTACATCCATAGATACCGCTCCAGGTGCTTGTGACAAATAATTCAAATAATTATTAAATGCATTACCACCCAAACCGGAAGCCATAATTGTCGCATAATTCGTTAAATTCTTATTATACGGCGCATAAGGTTCATAAGATGCTAGAATACGCCCATAATGAAATGGCGATCCAGTTATTATCACCCTCAAATGAAGGTCCCCGCGGAAGAAAGCATAATTTTTCAACTTGGCGCGAACAGCTGGGATTAAAGAATACAAATCCCAAACTTTATATGAGTTAATAATCTGCTCCCCAATAGAAATGTTAAAACTAGCTATCTCTATAGGTCGGCGGAAAAAATCATCAATATTCAGTGTCTCACGGATTCCATGATCTAACAATGTAGAACTCCCTGAGTCTTTAAAATCAATGTCGGCTCCATTGACGTCCTGAAGATTTTCTAAAGTCTTTAAATTAACGTCCCCACCCGTCATGTCATTAACAATAGCCTCGGACTCTACATAAGCAGAACGAGGAAATTGTCTCTGAACACGGCGTTTGAGAAACACCAAAGTAGCTTTAATATCTTCCTTACGAGAAAGAAGCCATTTATACTCTGCAATATCAATACAATACTTCGTGTCACTAAAATTTTCGTGACAAAACTGTAATTGGTATAAGGTCACAGATTCCTTATACTCACTCAACTCTAAATTTACTTCATTAAGCTTATGTTCATATTCATGTATCAACTCATAAGCTTTTGCATATATATCTGGAGGTTTTGACTGTTTATAAATAAATATGTGCACAACAGAATGCACATATCCTTGTGAAGAAGTTCTTTTGTTAAGGACGGCTAGAACCAGCCATGTTAAACAACAAATGTCCATATACAACGGGGTACAAAAAGATCAAGGAAATAAGACTTCACATATATTTCCAGGCATCCACTCAAAAAGACGTGGTCCACCCCGAGGCCAGTGTTTAAGGCACACCGAAAAGCCTGTCAGCCGGACTTAGTCCGACCCCAATGGCATTTCGCCATACAACCCAACAAAAACAGTGTTGTATGACGGAATCTTTTTTGCAAAGAAACTTCGATCAAATTCAAGTCCCTCGGCAACCAAATCTAATAAATCATTAATAAATAAAATATAGGCTTTTTCTTCTAAATAAAAAAATACCTCACGTGCAACGGACGACAACATACTGCCCACTTGCTCATAAAGAGTTACTGCTTTAGAAGGAATCACCCACTCCAAAGTTTTATACAAAGACGCTAATGCTAAACGTCCTTCATATATACCTTCAGAGTTTTGAACAAACTTTCGCTTAAGGAATGAAAAATCTTCGTAACTAACAAATTTTTCAATATCCTCCTTCTTATCAGCGGAAGTATATTCCATACCAAGTACATCCTTACAAAATACTTGATATGTTTGATTATTGTAAACTTCTTTAACTTCATCTTTCACGGAAACACCTGTATCGTCTCCATAAACAATAGGCTTACAAAAATCACGGAATTTTTTCATAACTAACTCAGGTTGACTGTACCAAAAATACATAAGCATAATCAACGCTTTTAATGAATTATCTTCCGCTGTGGCGTACTTGCCTGAAGGCTGCATACCAGCTTTAATAAATAAATCTCCCAACATATGAATTAAAGGATATACACCATCAGAAAGTAAACCTTTTACAATTAACAAAGCGTCTTCATTATAACCAAATTCTTTTAATACCTCATACACAACCGTTGCGGCTGCGCGTGCAATATCAACCGGATTTGATACATCAAAGCCACCATAATCTCCCTCCATCATATTCATAGCAAACTCCATCATTTGCGTAATCATATCATGGGAATCTACATGCATATTAATACCTACAGCTGTATAAAACAATTCACTGTACTGTACCATAAGCGTGTAAAAAGGAGACAAAAACATTCGTGCGACAATCAAAAACGGAAGGTTTACCATATAAAAACCTCTAGTCTTCGCTTTCAACACTTTTGCCATACTTATTGGCTCATCTTTCAACTGACATGTAATAGGACAATTTCCAGACTCACCTTTAAGATAACAACTTATCAACTCGTCAATCGCTTCCTGCAATTCTTCTGTAGGCTCACGATTGATTTCATCATCATCAACAAATGGTAAAAATTTCTTTTTGCCACCGCTAAATCCGAAGCCGGCAGAGGTAGCAACATTTATACGTTTAGTATAATAGTCACCAACTACACCATTAATTGCACAATCTTGATTCAAAGGATCAATTCTAACTATCCCTTTTTCTCTAAACTGTGTTGTTATATGCTCTAACAAATCACTAACAACAATATCAAGAATATCCCCACTTAAACTTACAATGGGTTTATTCGTTTTATCCATAATATTAGTGTACGGCGACATCCATGTTCCATCATCTCTGGTGTATGGCAACATGACAGGTCGACCGTAAATGTCATCTGCAGTTCGCTTAAAATCAAAATGTCTTTCAAACAAACCCGATAACTTATTTGCATAGGGCATGCGCATCAATTCGCTGCGCTTATTTAGAGTAGGATATTCGCCAATAATAGTACCAACATACGTAACATGATCAAATTGTTGCCAAGCCCACACCGATTTATGGTGGGGTAGGTAACAAAGATCAAGAGGTATCTGGGTAGCTGAATTAACAAATATTCTACTAACACGTTGATTTCTCAACGCTTCCATACCTTTTTGAATTACATCTCTACTAATAGCAGATGCAATACAAAATTTGTCATCGCGAGAGCCACCTGAATGCACTCCAACGATTCCAACAGACTTACCATCAACAACTGCAACAACCAACGTTCCACAGTCGCCAACAGCATGTGTGGCATAATAACTAAAATAACCAGTTACCGTAGTTTCAACTTTAAAGTCATCATTACTCAACAAATCAAAAGAACCTTCTTCATAAATAAGGTTAACTTCTTGATGCATGAAATGACCTTTAGTGGATTGAAATTTCGGTAATGCAATAAAATGTTTTAACATATTACCTGCTTGACGTTTGATACTGTGTAAATCAACGAGAACTAAATCATTCCCTAATTTATACATATCTTTTGACTCAATCAATATGTCTTCATACGTTACATTATTCGCAATAACACCCTGAACAGGAATACTAATAATTGCATGATCACACCCATTAAAGGCATGCTCATTACAAATAAAAATAGTCCCATCTATAGGTGCCACACGAGTAATGCGCTCTGAAACTTCCGTACGAACAATACAATAATGTGTGTGAACAGCAATCTTATCAGATAAATCCTTAAGAGTGCCCTTATGAGGGGCCAAAAATTCATTATCAATAGTTTGTGTCCACGTAGTACCATGTCTCGGTGCAAAGCGCTGAATTCCTTCAGACGCATTGAACTGGCGTTGTTGACTCTCCTTAATATTTTCACGAAGAGACTCAACAACGACTTTACGTCTAGATTTCAATGAAACTCTAATCTTATGTGCCAAAAATACACTTAAAAGAGAAGCGATCACCAAAACACCAGACGACAATAAAGCCCACTTAGGATTAGCCCGAAGATACAAAACATCTCCGCGGATAATAGCCTTAGTAGTTCTATTGAATTTTTTACATAACTTTTTACCAACTTCAAGATAACTAACGATTAACTCATTAACAGTTACCAAAAAGAAAGTAACAATAATAGAAATAACTTTAACATAATATTCTTTAATCATCATTGACACAAAATTATCAGGCCAATAATAATTAAGACCATCTGCAATACGTCTCAGGGAATAACCTGAAAAATAAAACATAGATCCAAATAAATATGAAATAATATAAAATGTTGAAAGAATGGGGATACGCACATAAGCGTTAATACCACCCATAATTTCATCTAAATAAAATAAAAATTTTGTTGAAAATTTAATAGGACAAACCTCAATACGTTCGTCATATTTCAATTGTTGAACAAAATTTATAGCTTGTCGTTCAGAAACGACTTGATTATGTGAAGGACCTCTTTCAGTAGAAACAAAAGGCCGATTCATAAAACCACTAACAGACTCCACAGAACACTCTGTGAATCCTGTATAATTTCCAGCATGATATGTTATATTATATACATCATCACGACTGGAAAGAAAAACATCAATTTTATCAATAACAATAAAACTAATATCTTTCGGCAAATTTCCAATCAATAATGGGACCTCAAAAATCCCCATTAATGACAAAACATCATTTGTAACATCATGTATAATAAATTTATCATATTTCTTCATTTTCTTACATACAAACAAAGGTTCTTCTTCAAATTCATTATACTTAACATCACTAAACCAAGACTTCTCATCTTGATTTACATCACTAATAACTACGTCGAAATCTTTCGATTCAACGCAAATTAATGGGTAATCTTCCTTATCTTCTTCAGACGTAGAAAGACTATCATGATCACATCCATGCCCCTTATGGGCATGCATATAATCATATTGTTGTTTCGGAGAAACATACTTTTGAAAATCATATTCTTGTCCTTCTTGGGCAAGATTCACATAATATTCATCAGTTTGTGACTTCAACTCAAGTTCAAAATCAGGTTCTGGTTTTCCTTTCTTATATAGAAAATCATAACTGTTATCAACTTGTTTTAAAACTTTATCTTGTAACTCAACATGCTTACGCATGTATTTCTCAATAAATGCGGAATGCTTGTAAACATCTCCACATCCTTCAGAAATAACATGTTTAAACACGCCCTTCTCTGTGATTTTATATGTGTAGGTAACAAAATTATACCTATCTAACATATTTCCACCAGCAGCGACGGATTTTTCAACATCCAAAATAATTTTACTATCATCAGTAAAATCGGGTAAAACTTCAGCTTCAATAAATAAAAACCTACGATACATAGCTCTCGGATCATACATAATTTTATCAAAATTCATAGTCATATTATTAGTATGAATCAATAAAAATTCGGGAATGGCATTATACATACCTTTCTCTTTAAAAGCCATATTCATAGGAAATGGGGTACCATCTATCAGTGACTGAATCTCAGACACAATAGGATCTCCCATTCTACTTACAATGTCAGTGTGAATATTTCCTACTTCACCATAACACCATAAATGTTGAGACATAGGATTACAACCGTCAAAATATTCGGAGGCTTGGCATCGTGTAAATACCATACCCTCACGAAACTCTCGACCGGTCGCAATACAATGCGCTCGATAATACATTTCAGCAAGACGTGACTTCCCTATCCCTGGATTCTTTCCAAGAACAATAGCAATAGGGGGTGCACGTTTGGCTGAAGCCATACGATTTAGAACTAATGAGACACACTCTTCCGCTTTTAATTTAACTTCCTTAATAGACCTATACTTAGGTTCTATCGTTGGAATCGTTAAAAGTAAATGCGTAGAAGTAACAATAATCTCCAATAATTCAGCATAATATTTCCTAATATCACGCTGTCCTAAAACTTCATTTCCATCATATAACTTATCCTGATAGAAAAACGTAGTTCTAGCTTTGTCCATAAGTGCCATACACGGATCATCTGCCAATAAAACTTCATTGACATTTGATCCAGATATAAGCGCTTCTGAACATTTGAATAATACAATAATACCTGACAATATATCATTCAAAAGTTCGATAAAAGATTTATTCTTATCTGGTTTACCCAGATAATTATAACAACTTTTAGCGAAATCCTTATTAAACCAATGCATTGATAAAATTCCTAACACCGCATGCCTTAATACATTATAAACTTCTGTATTAAGTACACGAGTTAAAAATTCTTTCAACCATTGGGCCTTATCACTCAAAGTAAAAGATTCGACAGTAACTTTCATTTCTGTCATTTCAATATCACTTTGAGGTTGAGTACAAAAACATTCATAAAACATGTCCCAATACTCTTTTATCATATCTGTAAAATAATTGACCATTAAATCTGGTAAACCAAGTGTAAAAGAAGTAACAGCCGACATAAGATCGGTAATATTACGACTTCTCCACAATTGATAACCAAAATTCAAAAAACTAACTAATATGCGACAAATATCTTTCACATATTTTTTACAAGATTTTGATAAAAACTGCTTAAATGAACTAAAAGCAGGTAAAACTTCATAAAGAGTAAAGATATCGAAAGGATTACTTTCGGTATACATTTTCTTTTTACATAAATCAATAAAATAATCAGAAGGTTCATCAAATACCTTCTGACGATTCTTACGTTGAGATAATCGTTTAGACTTATCTCTACTAGATTGTTGATTAATACGAGATCTAACATTATTGTTTGCTCTAGTATTAGCCATAATTTGTTCCTTACGCCGATCAAATTCATCAGCATCAATAATATCATTCAAAAACAATTTAGTAATTTTATTAAACTTTAAATCAACTTTTTTAATTTTCTTATAACCAAGATCTGCAACCTTTAATGTGTTTGTAGCCATAGTAATAGTAAAAATAATTGGACCCTAATTCCAATAGCCCTGGGCGGCAAGGCGGGTAATTCTGTTCCTGGTACAGTATTGACTTACGACCACGAACCGGAAGGTTAAAATCGCTCTTTTCCATATATAATAAAGATGATAATACTTGTCATCAAATAATTAAACGGTACGCGGCTAAGCGTACCAACTATTTGATGCTTTCTTATAAAGCATCGGATATAATATATATGCAAATAGACCATTAATAACTAATAGGTTCAGTTTCGAGTGTTCCAAACACTCACAAATTCTCCCACAATACTCTAGGGGAACGAAAAACAATAATGAATTCCAGGCAGGATACAATACCTCCTGGTCGAAACATTAAAATTTTAATCGCCCCAACAAAAGGGGTTAAACAATTTTTATTTTAGTTTTTAATTTTAAATAATAAATAAATAAATAAAGTCTTAATAATCGCCATAAGACGAAGAATAAGACATAAGATGCTATTCCAAATAGCAAATATCAGTGTACATTTTTATAGCCAACTGACAACTAATTTGTTAATAAACATTTATAATATCACAGCAACATACTAGATGTTGTTGATATTAATAAAACAATGTACTAATAACGGTTGGAGTTTTTAATAGATTCGCCATGGCAATTGCCATGGTAATAGTAAAATAACAATAATATAAATAAAGTACGTAAAACACAACGTAAGTAGTTAACAAACTACATACGCAGCATTGTTAACAGTAGATATACTAAATATCAAATTACTATAAACACGGGGGGATCCAC